CCCGGCCGCTACCGCTTTACGGCGTACCTGGCAACATCGACCGTTTCTAATGGGAGCACTTGCACTCGCGGGCACTGTCCTCGGCGGAGCACTCTCCGCCTGGGGACAATCTAAGGCGAATAAATCTAATGAACGCATCGCAAAAGAAAATCGCGCCTTTCAGGAGCGAATGTCTAATACCGCTATCACTCGCCGTATGGCGGACCTTAAGAAAGGCGGTCTCAACCCAATACTTGCGGGACAATTCGATGCCTCCACTCCCGCTGGCTCCTTGGCGACAATGGGAAATGTGGGCGGCGCAGCGGTTAGCGGTGCCGAAAAAGGCGCCAACACTGGCAAATCAATCGCCCAAACTAAAGTCATCCAGGCTCAGTTACTTAATGTCGCGGCGGACACCTCACTCAAACGCGCGACTGCTGAAACTCAGCAATCCTTGGATGCGCTATACCAAAATCAAGCCAACGCAGTGAACCTCGGTTTACCCGGGATCACTAGCGCAAATAAACAAAAAGAGTTCGAGCAAGAAATCGCCGGACTTCGTGTCCCAGGCGTTCGAACTCAAGAACAATTCTACTCATGGATAAACGGCGCCAATGCCGCGGAAATTGCAGTGGCGTCCGGCAAGGCCGGACCAATCGTACTGCAAATGATCCGCGCTTATCTCGCCGTCAACAAAGGTAAATAATCATGTCAGACCAAAATATTGGCAATCACGACAAAAACGGCCGGCTGATACAGCCCGGGCCGTACAAAGATGGCTTAACAAAACAGTCCTTTAAGGACGAAACAGACATCAATAAAATCCTCTCTCGAGCGCAAAAAGCGGGAACGCTTTCTCACTTACAAAAATACGAAGGCACCTATGGGGACTTCGCAGAATTTGACTTCCTTGAGGCTCAAATTCAAATGACAAAAGGGCGCGAAGTATTCGACGCCCTACCCTCGGAGCTTCGGTCGGAATTTAATCAATCACCTGCGGACTTCTTCGCGTACGTCAACGATCCGGCAAACGTCGACGATCTCCGCAAAAAACTCCCTGGCCTGGCTATGCCTGGCCGCCAAAACATAGACGTTAGCGGTAAAACCGCACCAGACGAAGCACCTCTGCCTGAGCCGGACCCTGAACCGGCTCCCCCTGCTCCGGATCCGGAGCCTACTCCGTAGCACCTAAGGGCCTCTCACGAGGCCCTACTTACATCCACGGACAACTTCTTGTCCGAAAGTTCCTATCTACTTGATATGGAACTGGCGCACTGGTCCCCCATGCGCCAAAAAAACAAACAAAAACGAGCAAAGCGAGTTAACACGGGACATCTAGCTATGTCCCGGTAAACGGGCAAAGCCCGTAAAAATGAAGGGAGTCGAGAATTCGGACAATAAGCGCAGCGACACTGGCCGTTCTCCTACGACCTGAATAAAAAAAAAACAAACAAAAAATATCAAAAAATGATATAAAACAAACTTGTCCCCAAAGGTGGGGACATAAAAAAGGGGTTTGAAATCATCAAAACAATATTAGCGCTGGTCCTCTTTCCCGCCCTGATGGGCTGCTCCGTCACTTCGCTGCAATGCGGGGTTGACGGGGAAAGCTCCTATGTCAACCTGAACTCAACACCAAGCACAATCTCTCAAAACTCACGCAATCTCGCAGAACTCTGCGCATTTGCATACGAGGCTCCTAATGAGGCGACGTAAACTCTCTCGAAAACAATCACGTAAAAATTTCCGGGGTAACTCCGGAGTCCACCCAAGAAACAACCGAACTCCGTCTGCTCGAGGCGGATATCGGATGTAGGGAGTGCCCTGCTACTGCCCACTCAAAGGCTATAAGGACCGTATAACTGGTGGACTTACGTTCAACAAAAATGGCACTTCGCAAACACTGGAAGTTGCTTGCGGCCAGTGCCTTGGTTGTCGTCTGGATCATGCTCTCATGTGGGCAATCCGGATTGTCCACGAGTCCTATCTGCATCTGGACGACCAAGGCAATTCCTTCGTTACTCTTACCTATCGCGACCCCGCCGAATGTAACGACCAACAATACAAAAACGGCTATTACATACCCGCCGATCTCTCTCTACGCCCCCAGGACGTACAAAAGTTCATACGTCGCCTCCGCAAAAGCGTTAAGCACAAAATACGATACTTCTACTGCGGAGAATACGGCGACGAAAATCAACGACCTCACTACCATATCTGCCTGTTCAATCATTCATTCATTGACCAGGCTCTCTACCGCGATGACGAAGGCTTCTATACCTATACATCGCCAACTCTCGATCAACTCTGGCCTTATGGCTTCTCTACCATTGCGGCCCTCAATTTCGAAACAGCGGCTTACACCGCTCAATACGCACTCAAAAAAATTACTGGAAAACGAGCTGAAGAACATTATCTCCGCTGCGACGACTATGGCGTCGCTTTCTGGCTCTTACCTGAGTACATACGAATGTCCACTGGCCGAAAAAAGCCCTGCGGACTAGGGGCTCAATTTTATGCGAAATTCACGGACGACATATTCCCATCTGATGAGGTTCCTGTCCCTGGGAAAGGCATCATCAAAAAAGTCCCTCGCTATTATCAAAACATCCTGGCATCCGAAAACCCGGCACAGCTCGAGCTTGTCCGGGAACTTCGCCAGGTATTTATCAAAGCCCACCGGGCTGACTTCACTCCGGAAAGACTCCGGGATAAATACATCTGCGCACAAGCGCGGCAAAAAAAGAGGAATCTCTAATGAAAGTTAATCTATACGCAATCTATGACACTGCAGCGGGCATCTACGACAAAATGGTATTCGCACCTGCCGATGGCATGGTTACACGCGAATTCCAAGACCTCTGCACTAATGCCGAACATCCGTACGGCCAACATCCCGAGGACTATTCAGTATTCCGCCTCGGGCAATTCGATAATCTCACTGGTAAAGTAACCGACGAACGAAACGAGTGCCTGGCGACAGGACTCGAAGTCGTCGCTCTCTCTCGAAACGTCAATCGCGATCGTGTCGAGGAACTCGACCTTAAGATCGCATCACCTGGTGGCACCGCATGAAATCTCAACACACATTCTCTAACGTACCGAGCGCGCGTATACCGCGCTCGTCTTTCAATCTTTCTCACTCACACAAAAATGTCATGGACGCAGATTATCTTTATCCAATCTGCCAACCTATCGATATAATTCCAGGAGATACTTTCTCCTGTAAGACATCGTTCTTCCTTAGGCTCAACACAATGTTGAGGCCGATTCTTGACAATTTGAGATTTGAAACGTTCGCGTTTTTCGTGCCCTATCGAACGATTTGGGTCAACTTCGAAAAATTTCATGGCGCCCAAGACAACCCCGCGGACTCAATCGACTTCACTATTCCTATCACCGATGCCTGGTCTCACGGCGTCGGGACTCTCGGCGATCACTTCGGCATCCCGGCCGGTGTCGCCAAAACAACAAACACACTTCCCTTTCGCGCTTACAATAAATGTTGGAACGACTGGATGCGCGACGAAAATTTACAAAATTCAGTCAAAGTCGACACCGATAACGGTGCCGACACAATTGCAGACTACGTGCTGCTAAAACGCGGCAAGCGCAAGGACTATTTCACGTCCTGCCTGCCTTGGCCGCAAAAACAAACTCTCGGCGTAACAATGCCGCTCGGTACGAGCGCAGATATCTTTACTGCCGCCGGTCTAACGGACAATCCAGGTATCTGGTCTGTCGAAGAAGGTGCATGGCATCTTCTGGATTCCGGCGGAACGCAAATAGACATCAGCTCAACAACAACAAACGCCGAACAAGAAAAAATGTACGCGGATTTAAGCACTGCGACCGCGGCATCAATAAACGACATCCGGCTGGCGTTTCAAACTCAACGCCTCCTCGAGCGGGACGCTCGTTCAGGCACTCGCTACGTCGAGGCCCTCAAAGCTCACTGGGGCGTAACCTCTCCTGACTTCCGACTGCAGCGCGCCGAATTTCTCGGCGGCGGCAGTTCGGTAATCTCAATGACACCTGTCACTCAGCAATCTGCTCAAACAACGCCGACCGAATCCGACAAAGTCGGTAATCTTGCCGCAAACGGCACCGTGTCGGGAACTCATTCATGGTCAAAATCATTTGTCGAACACGGCGTGGTAATCATCCTCGGAAATATCCGTGGCGACATCACTTACTCTCAGGGATATGATCGTATGTGGCATAAGTCCACACGTTACGATTTCTTCTATCCCGTACTCTCCGGAATCGGCGAGCAAAGCGTCCTTAACCAAGAAATTTGGGCGGATGCATCCGGAAACGATATTCTCGTTTTCGGGTATCAAGAACGCCACGCGGAATACCGATTCCTGAACTCAAAAGTCGTTGGCCTTATGAGGCCCGACGCTGCATCAACTCTTGCGTCCTGGCATCTGTCCGAGGACTTCGCAACACTCCCCGCTCTGGGGGCTACATTCATACAAGCTAACACTGGCGTTCCGCTCGATCGAGCGATCGCCGTACCTGCTCAACCCCAATTCTTTGGGGACTTCTATCACGAAATAAAAGCTGCCCGGCCGCTACCGCTTTACGGCGTACCTGGCAACATCGACCGTTTCTAATGGGAGCACTTGCACTCGCGGGCACTGTCCTCGGCGGAGCACTCTCCGCCTGGGGACAATCTAAGGCGAATAAATCTAATGAACGCATCGCAAA